GTGCTGAAAGGCTTTGTGCAAATTTCGGAAAAGGTCAACCACAAACGTGATGTGCTGATCCCGAAATACAAACCACTGGCTGAAAAATACCTCGCTGCTGGGGAAAGCTATCAAAACCCCATTTTTACAGATCTCATCGTTTGGTTATTCGACATCGGTGATCTGGAAACCGCCGTGGAATGGCTATTCAAAGCCATCGAGTTAAACCTGCCCACGCCGGAAAACTTTAAACGCTCAAGCTGGGCAGTTATTTGCGCGGATGAAGTACTCAAATGGGCAGAGCAACAGCTACCTAATGGCCACTCCATCGAGCCTTACTTCTCCCGTGTATTCGAGAAAATCGATAAAGAGTGGAAGTTGCCAGAGAAGCTTGAAGCTAAATGGTACAAGTTCGCGGGTTACGGCCTGCTGATGAACGAAAAAGGCGAACCAAAGCCAAGTTCAATTGGTGATCTGGAACGGTTGCAAAAGGCCAAAGCCTTACTGCTCACCGCCCATGAAAAGTACAACAGAATTATGGTGAAAACCAAGATTGACCAGATTGATATGCGTATCAACGCGATCAACGAAGGCAAGAATTTGTAAAGCTCCTACGCCGCCGCGCTCGGCTGGCGAGGTTGCAATAACCCGCGTGGTTCATTGCTATACCGTCGACCCAGTGGCTAGAGCGCACCTATTTAGAGAGAAACGCATGTTCACAGCCAGCAACACCAGCTTTCAGGATACCACCATCGAGAACGATGGATTCTGGCCAAACATCAACGCAGGAGATTTCGAACGCCTGCGTGGAACGCCAGCCGCGCAAGACGATGAGCGCATCGCTCACGCTGTGGTTAATGCCATCGCATCGGTAAACCTGCAACTGAGTGATTTGAAAGCCAAGTACATCGCTGCAGGCCATGCCAGCGCAGCAGACGTGCCAGCGTTTCCAAAAGTGAATGATAAGAACCTCATCGTCATTCAGTACCAAAGCGCCGTGTTTGCTCGGGCAAAAGCCGATTTGCTGCCCGATTTCGCCACCGTCAGCCAGAAAAAAGAAGGTGATCACCTCGCTGAGCGATCACAAGAAACCAAAAACGAACTGCTGGCCGAAAGTGAACGCATCATCCGCAATATGCTCGGCAAGAATCGCGCAAGCGTGGAGCTGATATGAGTTATCGCGTGGGCTACAAAATGCAGGCACTGAAAGCACACATCGAAATGTGTGTCGGCAAACACATTGCCCAGCGACTTGATGCCGAGATGGGAAACATCGAACTCATTCTAACCCCACGCCATATGGGCAACGGCATCGAGATTTGCCAGCAACGTTATCTCGCTGAATTTCAAATCGACCGCTTGCCGTTCAAAAAGTATGACCCAGCGGTACTGTTCGCCAACGTAGCCGCATGGCTAATGGATAACGATGCAGACCGTGAAGATCAGCTCGGCGAACTGAAAGACCCAGTGATTGACGTCGTTGTGGAAGATGAAGACAGCGCCGAAGTGCTGATTCAAGTCAATTTCGAAGAGCCGATCAAACTCGTTGAAGCCGAGAGCGGCCTCATTTATTGGCAGAACAAGCGCTGGAACATTGAAGAATACCCAGTTTGGGTAGCTGAAAACCTACTGGATGTGGTCGCCAATGTTCGAGATTAAAGCCGAAGACCGCAGTTACCTGCGCGTAATGGAACAACTCGAACTGCTGGGATTAGACAGAAAAACCCGTGACAAAATGCTGCGCAGAATTGGTGCTCAAATTGCCAAAACCACGCGCAAAAACATACGAGCACAGCGTGATCCTGATGGGAGCGCATGGGCAAAACGAAAACGAGGGCGCGGCAAGCTGCTGAAAGGCTTTACTCAAAAGCTCAAACACTTTCAGCGTGATAACAACCGCACCTTAGTGGTGGGCTGGCCTTCCGCCCGTGGTCGAGTCGCTTACGAACATCACCACGGTATCGCGCAAGAAAGTGGGCTATCCGCCAGAAAGCGGCAAGCCAAGCAGCAAAATGAGCCGCGAAAGACAGACCCAGCCACCCGAGAGCAAGCCAAAGCGCTGCGCGATCTCGATTACCGCCTCAAGCCTCAGGGGCGACAGAAAAGAGGCAAAAAGCCCACTCTGGCATGGATACGAGAAAACATGACAGTGGGCGAAGCGGCAAAAACCATTCAAGAGCTGGAAAACAAAACCCCAGCACGGGATTGGAAAGTAGGAAGACCGGAACGCCGATTAATCGGAATCAGCCCTAAACGGCTGGCAATCATGATTAAACGGGAACTCAAGCGCAACAGGAGCAAATAACATGGCATGGCCTACCGTTATTATCAAAATCTTAAACCTGATGAATGGCCCGATTGCCGATATCGAGTGCCACTTCCTATTCGTCATTCGCGGCACCGTTTCCGGTGAAGTTCGCAACCTAATCATGGTCGATTCAACCTCAGACCTTGATGACGTGTTAGCCGAAGCCAGCGCCGAAGGGCTTGCCATTGTCAAAGCCGCCCAGCTTAACGGCAAACAGGCATGGACAGCGGGCGTGATGATCCTCAGCGAAGAAGACAACTGGCAAGACGCTGTCAAAAAAGCCAATGAAGTCTCTAGCTTCGAATTCGTTGTGCTTGGCTTTGATGCCGAAACCAAAGCCATGATCGAAGATGCCATCACCCTGCGCACCGAGCTGAAAAACAGCTTAGGCCGTGAAGTCGGCGTACTGTGCCAACTGCCCGCCATCAACAACGACCCAACCAACGGCCAAACATGGTCAGAGTGGTTAGCCGACACGGTCGACATCCCAAAAGATGTGGCGAGTGAATACATTTCCGTTGTGCCGAATGTACATGCAGCAGGTGACACACTCGGCAAATACGCTGGTCGTCTCGCGAATAAAGAAGTTTCCATCGCAGATTCACCGGCACGAGTGCAAACCGGAAGCGTGTTAGGTAACACCGAGCTGATGAAAGACAAAGCCGGAAAAGCCCTAGACCTCGCCACCCTAAAAGCTCTGGAGTCAAACCGTATCGCCGTGCCGATGTGGTACCCAGATTACCCAGGTCAATACTGGACAACTGGCCGCACACTCGATGTGCCAGGTGGTGATTACCAAGATATCCGCCACATTCGTGTCGCGATGAAAGCCGCCCGCAAAGTGCGTATTCGTGCCATTGCCCGCATTGCTGACCGCACACTCAACTCAACGCCGCAGAGCATCGCCGCTGCAAAGCTCTATTTCACCCAAGATTTGCGCACCATGGCACTCACGGGCGTGCCGGGGGAAATCTACCCACCAGAGGATGAAGACATCCAAATCAAATGGGTAAACAGCACCGATGTGGAAATCTACATGAGCGTTCAGCCCTACGAATGCCCGGTGAAAATCACCATCGCCATTTCCGTTAAACAAGGGGATTACTAATGAGCAACGCACGTTTCTCAGGCCGCAACTTTGACACCACGCTATTTGGCGAATTCGTCCATGTAAAAAGCGCCACCGCAACCATCAACGATGAAAGCGAAGCGGCATATACCCGCGGCGTCACCGATGGCTATACCGACGGCAAAGTGAGCTGTGATGTTGAAGTAGAACTCGACCTCAACCAGTTCAAAAAAATACACAAAGCCGCCCGTCGAGCGGGCAGCTATCGCGGGATCAAACCTGACGACATGATGTTTTACGCCAACAACGGCCAAGACGAAGACAAGGTGGAACTCTTCGGCGTCAAGTTCGTGCTGGCAGACATCCTCAGCATTGACCCAGAAAGCAGCGATAAATCCACCCGCAAGCTAAAAGGCTTTGTCACAAGCCCGCTGTTTGTTCGCATTAACGGCGTGCCGTATCTATCGAAAGATGATACTCGCGGCCTGATCAACTAGCGGTAAGGGCGGTTATGGATGTCATCGACGATGCCGCAAAAACGGAAGCCAAATTCCAACAAATGGCGCTGGCTAACCACAGAGCAAGGGCAATGCAAACAGCCTACTTGCCTAGCCGCACCCACTGTTTGGAATGTGACGACCCAATCCCCAAAGAGCGGCAAGAAAAAGTAAAGGGGTGTCAGTATTGCACCCCCTGTCAGGCCGCAAAGGAGCAACGATGAATCAATGGTTACAGAACCAATGGTTTCAAGAGTGGTTTGAAAAGCTCACCTCCTATATCGCTTATCTGATGTCAGGGCTCGGTGTGTTCCTCGGCTTACTCAGTATTGAACAGTGGATATCCATCTTTGTGGGTGTCACTGCCCTAGTCGCCAATATTTGGCATAAACGCGCGATGCAGAAAATCGCCAAAGAACGAGGAATCTACCTCAATGAAAATAACTAAAAAAATTTGGTGCTCAGTCGCCGCCGTGATCAGCCTTATCACGGGCGGGGCGATAGTCGGCCAAGAATACGTACAGCCAGTTGGTCAAGTGGTGATCGAAGGCCAAGCCCTTGGTGAACTACGCATCAGCCCAAAAGGGCTAGAAATGACAGGCAATGCAGAAGGGTGTCGTTTAGACCCGTACACCTGCCCATCCGGTTTAGTGACCAACGGCGTGGGCAACACTCACGGCGTGCCCGATAACCCCGTAAGCCTTGAGCAAGTCGCCAAAGATTGGGTGAGGAACCTGCAAGAAGCAGAACGCTGCGTGGAAAGTGTCGAACGCGCCTCAGGCAAACCCATGACACAAGGCCAGTTCGATGCGTTCACCTCCTTTGCCTTTAACACCGGGTGCCAGCGCTACAAACGCAACAGCAACCGCACAGCAACGCAGATTTATCGGTTAAGCCTTGAGGGGAACTACCCGCAAGCCTGTGCAGAGCTCAAACGCTGGGTGTATGGCGGCGGAGTAAAACAGCCGGGATTAATCATTCGACGGAATGTGGAATATGAACGCTGCATGGCACTGGATTAAAGCCATCGGCTTAGCGGCATTGCTGATCACCATCCTAGTTTTAGGGTTACAGCTCAAAGCCAGCCAAGCCGAACAAATCACGCTGAGTGAAAAACTCAGCCAAGCGCAGGCAGCTAACCAAAGCAATTTAACCACCATCGCCACCCTGAAAGGGGAAGCCGCAGAACACAATGCACTGATGGTGAAAAGGCAGCAGGAACGAAACCAAAGCGAGGCGAAATTAAATGACGACATCGCAAAGCTTAAAGCGCAAATGGCAGGTATTGAATGCCACATTCCTGATGCTGTTACTCAGCGGCTGCGCGAACCGTACTGAAACCGTTTCAACACAGGTGATCTTTCGATTACCTCCGGCGGGAATGCTCGTGCCCTGCAACAAACCGAGCGTGCAAGGCACATGGCCAGAAGTCGTCAGCGAAGACATTCCACGCCTAAAGCAAGCACTCAAAGAGTGCAATCAACAAATTGAAGACTATTTGAACTGGCGCGCACAGCGCGAACAACCAACAGAGAGAGAAACACAATGACTAAACCTGTTTTCACAACCAAAACCGTCACCGTTGGCATTAATGGTACCGACTTTAAATTCGCGCCAAGCGTGGCCGATGCCAACAACTATGTGAACGGAGTATCCGGTGACAACAAAGTTGAGCCAGCCCGCACTTACCTAGAGCGCACCGTGGATAAAGAACAAAAAGAAGAACTGGTGGAGCTGATGAACACCGTGCCGGGATTAATCATCGAGCTATTTGGCAAAGTGTATGAAGCCTCAAAAGGCGGCATCACCATCACCCTAAAAAACTAAAAGAGCGGGTAGAGCGCATTGAAGAGAACGGCATCGAACAAGCGCTCATTTTGCGGCGTCATTACCTACCCAATGAAGATGATGACCCGCAAAGCCTCGCCCGCGCACTGTGGCTGGATAAATTAGAGAAAGATCGCACCGAACATGCGGTGATGTCCGCAATCTCGAAGCTGTTTAAACGTTAAATGGTAACCGAATGGATGAAAAACTGATGATGGTAATCGGGTTAGTTGACCAAGTTACCAAGCCCCTAGCAGGAATCACCAATGAAATTAATGGAGCTATGAGTGCCGCTGAAAAAGGCATGGAACAGGCTGCAAAGGGTGGTGCTGGCTTGTGGGCGACAGGCGTTGCCATTCAAAATGCGTTGATGCCCGCCATTGAAATGGATCGAAAACTCGGTGAAGTGAAATCACTGGGCGTGACCGATGAAGCACTAAAGCAGCTACAACAAACCGCGCTCGAATTTGCCTCAGACTATGGAAAGTCTGCGACCGAATTTGTCGGAGCATCCTACGATATTCAATCTGCAATCGCGGGCTTAACAGGTGAAGAACTCTCACAGTTCACTAAAGCATCCGGTGTGCTCGCTGCTGCAACCAAAGCAGATACTGCAACCATCACCAGTTACATGGGTACCATGTACGGCATCTTCAAAAATCAAGCTGAGGAAATGGGCAAGGCGCATGGGTTGAAGATGTGGCAGGCATGACGGCCAGCGCCGTGCAAATGTTTAAAACCACAGGTATGGAGATGAGCAGCGCATTTACCAGCGTTGGCGCGAACGCGACCGCAGCAGGTATCGCCATGTCAGAACAGATGGCGATTTTAGGTACTTTGCAATCAACGATGAGCGGAAGCGAAGCGGGTACCAAATACAAAGCCTTCCTTGCGGGTGTCGGTGGTGCACAAGATAAACTCAATCTCTCGTTTGTGGATGCTCAAGGCAAAATGTTGCCTATGCTCGATATCCTCGAAAAACTTCAAGGCAAGTTCGGCGATACACTAGACGTGGCCGAATCTGACGAACTGAAAAAAGCCTTTGGTTCTGATGAGGCGGTCAGCTTAATCAAATTACTGATGGCTGACACGCAAGGGCTTGCAGCCAGTATCGACAGCTTAGGACAAACCAAAGGTATGGGGAAAGCGGAACAGATGGCCGCAGCCATGACCGATCAATCCCAACGCTTAGAAGCTTCATGGTTCGCCATTCGAGCTGCGGCATTCAGCATGGTTTTACCTGCCTTCAACGCCGTCACAGGCAGCATCGCCGATGGCCTCATGTGGCTCACGTCCATGACCAGCGAATATCCCGTGCTAACCGAAGTGCTCAGTTATGCCGCCATTGGTGCGCTATCGCTGGGCGGTGTGGTTGCCTCTCTCTCGCTCGTGATGGGAATAGCCAAAATGATGGCAGGTGGCTGGGCAGTGACCACAGCGGTACTGAGCGGAGTATTCAAAGTGCTGCGCATTAGCACCATTGCCATGACCGCCGCCACATGGTTATTCAACGCCGCGCTGTGGGCAAACCCAATCACATGGATTATCGCGGGCATCGTAGCTTTAGTGGCTGCAGTCGGCGCAATGATTTACTGGTGGGACGAAATCAAAGCCTCTTTTGCGGATACCACTTGGTTCAAAATCATCGCCGCCGCCATAGATGGCGTGATTGAAATGCTCAACATGATCCCCGGCATCAACATCGAATGGCGTGCCGGAGAACTGCCCGATGTGCCAGTACCAGAAACCCAACCCGCCATCGCAAAAGCCGTTCCTGTACTGCCAGATGTCGCGGCGCTTGAAGCCTCGCGCCCAAGCATGGATAGCACACTCATCGACTACAAACGGCCAGAGAACACCCCGCAGCTATCCAAAAACATGGTGAACAACCTCAACAGCAGCGAAAGCCGCACAACCAATAACGTGCGCCAGTACGGTGATGTTTACATCACGCCACAAGGCGGCATGACACCAGAACAGCTTGCAGAATGGGATGAACTCAATGCCGGATAAACGCTATATCGATATCAAAGTAATCGACGGCGGCTGGAAGATAGACGCCGGAGCGCAGCCAACCCAATGCAGCGACCTTTACAGCATCGCGCAGGACATTAAGCACGCAATCATGGAAAGCGGGCTGGCACGCAAATTAGTGGCAGAACGTAACCCCATTTTACGTGCGGACGTATTGCTGCAAATCGAACAAAAAGCCGAGTTGGATAACCGCATTATTCCCGGCACGGCGAAAGCCACCGAAAGCGAAGCAGGAAACATCCTACTCACTGCCAACGCATACGACTACGAGCAACCCATCAGCACCGAGGTGATCGCATGAGCAAAAGACCGCAGGCCGACTTTGTCGAAATACTCTCAGAATCGGGCGTACCCGTTACTGAGGATGCCTTCGAGGCCGCGCTCAAAGCAGACGTAACAGCATCGGGTAGTTTGTTATCCAACGATTCGCAAATGTCGCCATTCTGGCGTTGGGTTCGCGCTGCCGTTGTGACACCTGCTGTGTGGATGATCCGCACACTGCTAGCAGGGCATGTCATGCCCAACATCTTTGTGGGTACGGCGGAACGTTGGGCGCTAGAGCTAAAAGCATGGGAATACAACGTCACGCCCAAAGGTGCAGTGAGCACCCAAGGCTTAATCACCTTCACCAAAGCCAACGCCGCAGATGAAACCAGTATCGAAGCAGGAACCATTATTCAAACGCCAGAGATTGAAGGCAAGGTGTACAAACTCACCGTAATCAAAACCACGGTGATCAAAGCGGGGCAAGCCTCCGGCAAAGTCTTGTGTGAAGCCAGTGAAGCGGGAGCCGCTTACAACCTGCCCGCCGGCTATTTCAGCATTCTGCCACAGGGTGTATCGGGCATTGTCTCTGTCACCAATGAAGCGAATTGGATAACCCAACTCGGCGCAGACCAAGAAAGCGACGAAGAATTAGCCCTACGCCTACAAAACGCCTTTACCAGTGCGGGTGAATGGCACATCGACGATGTTTACCGCGCCATGATTGCCAGCGTGGCGGGGATCCGTAGTGATAACATCTTCTTTGAAAACACAGGCCACATCACACCGGGTAGCGCGAATGCTTACATTCTGATGGAAGTGGGCGCAACGCCACAGCATGTGCTTGATCAACTCAATAAACACATCATGCAAGACGGCCACCACGGCCACGGTGACGTGCTGACTTGTTTAGCCATTCCAGAGACTCAGCACAGCATCAGTGCGCAGGTGGTCTTTGTCGCGAATCTCGATGAGATGCAGAAAATCAATGAACTGCTGGAAGTAGAAAACCGCATTCGTGCCGCATTCCGTGAAACAGCGGCTTATCCAGAAATGACCAGAGCGAAACCAGAAAGCCGATTCAGCATTTCGCAGCTCGCCCATGAAATTCACAGCAAGATGGAGAACGTCGAATCCGTACTCATCAAAGTAGACGGTGAACCAACCGACATCATCAGCTTGCTCACTCAACCCCGCTTACAAACCCTCACCGTCACGGAGCTGGAACAATGAGCGAATGGGATAAAAAAGCACCAGAGCTAGAACAAACGCCAACGCCGTGGTGGCAGGATGGCGAAACCACCTCAGAAGAGAAGATAGAACCCTATTTTCTCAGCAATGGTGTGTTTGCATTCATGCGCAAAGTGCGCGGCTGGTTGCTGTTCCCGCTTCAACAGTTTGACGCGCTCACCTGCAGTGAAAAAATTCTGCGCCTGATGGCGTGGGATAGAGACATCAAACAATTCAACGGTGAGCCGTTGTGGCTGTTTCGCAAGCGGGTGAAGTTTGCCACCGTTAACGCAAAAGACGCAGGCAGCGTAGCAGGGTTTAAGCGCATCTTTGAACGCTTGGGCATTGCTATTGTGTCATTCAAAGAACGCGAAAGCGCCGTAGAGTGGGATGTTTGCACGATTGAACTGACGGACAGCTCACTCTCACAAAATAGCCGCTTAGTACAAACGCTGATCGAACAATACGGCAGAACCTGCCGCCGCTATCGCTTTCAAGTGACCTATCCAAGCGAAATGAACATTTATCACGGCGAGTTCAGCCATAGCTTTGCACTCTATCACGCCAAATCGGAAGAAGTGACCCACATCGAATTCAAGCCTCAGCCGATTGAGCACCATCAACAAATCTTTATCGCCACCTTAGGGGGTAACTCATGAGCCAGACGGCCATTCCACTGCAGTTTGAAAAGTACCTGCAAAATCAAATCAGTGTCGGCAAAGCGCCAGACATGAACGAGATGATTTTTGCCTACATCCCAAACCTTGACCCAAGCCAGCCGATTGACCGTAACCAAGGGCTACCAGCCGTATCAACATGGGTGCATCAGCAAGATATCGATCAGGTAGGAAAGCTCGGCGACAACGCGCTGGTCTATTCGGTTGTGATCCCCGGTTCAGTGGCCGCGTTTACATTCAACGCCATCTATCTGCGTGATAAAAACGTGCCAAACTCCTGCGGCATGGTGGTACACAAAGCCACTGAAACCAAAGAAGCGGGCATGGCGAGCACCAAAAACCTAATGCAGCAATACACAGGTGCAGCGCAAGTAGCAGGCATTACTGTAGATGCGCAAACGTGGCAAATCGACTACCAAGCCCGCTTGTTGGGTATTGAAGAGGATATGCGCCTCGCGAACTTGGATAACTACGGGCACACCGCATTCATTCAAGGCTTTGATGTCACCCAGCAAGCAGACCCAGCCAAATACAAAGTAGCACCGGGTGTGGTGTACGTGGGCGGCTTGCGTGCCGAGCTAAAAAACGAAGTCATTCAAACCATCAGCGCCAAGCCAACGGGTTTGTATATCGATGTTGTTCGCACGGGTACCGTGCTATCAAAGTGGCAGAACATCGTCACCGTTCGCGCCTCCGCAACACCGCTCACCGACTACGTTGACCAAAACCAGCAGCAACACTACGTTGCAAGGCTGGCGGGGATTAATGCGAATGGGAGTATCACAGATTGGCGTGTAAAAACAGACAACGCTGCTCAAGAGTGGTCGCCATTTATTAACTACGGCATCGGCCACGAAGTTGTTAGCAGTGGCTTGCGCTATATCGCCCGCGCTGCGTCAGGGCCAGATAATGGTGGGGCAAAAGACCCTCATTCAGATGATGAATTATTTTGGGACTTGTCACTCCCGACATCATTTTCTACAACGAAAAATTTCACACCAAACGAGTCGTGGGTAAAAATTGCAGTTGTGGATGGCGAATTAGCTTCAGACCCTTTCGGCGGCGGTGATGCAGTGCTTATTTCTGTTTTCGGTGCGTCCGACTATGGAAGCTTATATCGCTTCTATGCAGATATAATCTTTTCAGAGCGAGCAGGACAATCGAGCGTTATAATCATTCCTAAATCACTTGGTCTGGACAACCCTGAGTTTTATTCAAAGCAAATATCTTCAAGAAAATTCGAGCTTTGGATGCATAAAACTGACCATTACGCTAACCCGTTGACAGTAACTAGGCAGTCTGATTCGTTTAATCGAACAACGGAGGTTGGTATTTTAGAGCGGACTAGTATTACTCCAACAGACTTAACAATAGTACCCTACGACACGGGCTACCAATTCGCATCTATTCCAATCGGAATGGAAGTGGCCTTCGATACGCCGCCGCCGACAAATGACCCGCGCTTTCGCTTTGTAAAACTGACGCACAATGATGCTTACAACACAGGTTTGCTAACATCACAAACGCTTGCGGGTAGTGCGCCAGAGCTAGTTTCGACAGCTGTAATTTCAGCAGCGCAAAGCCCTATCAATGGGCAGACTATTTATCTTAAGAACACAATGGGGGTATATGCGGTACCTGCCGCAACGCAAGGAATAATTGCACAAAACATACCCCAGCCACCCAGGTACAGGATAGACAGTATAAGTCCTGGGGTTAGCTTGCAAACTGGCCCAAGTATCTCTGGATTCATCATAACTAGTGCAGCTTCCGAATCTCAGATTACTGGTGGTTTAAAACCACGCAGTTTTGGTGAAGTCTTATACAAGAGGATTTACTAATGGACAATCCAGAAACTTTACTACCGAAGTTTTTCGCCTTTGAAGATACGTTAATGCTAGAGCACGTCGAAGATGCCATCGAAATCACAGAGCAGCAGTATAACGATGCTTTAGCCGCAAAGATGGCAGGCCGACAAGCTTTTGTGCGGGATGGTGAGCTGGTTATCTTCTACGGCGTTATGCGCCAAATCTGGAACTGCGAAGACGGTTCAACCAAAGAAATTGACGAACAAGAGTTAATTCCAGAGGGTTGGACAGACAAAGAGCGAAAAACCGCTTTTGATCGCTGGATTGATGGCGAATGGGTAACAGACGTCAGCGCCAAATACATCGCCGAATTTGACCAAGTTGATAACCTGCGCCGTCACATGTATTTCACTATGGTTGACCCATTAGTATCAGAGGCCAACATCAAACGCCTGCAGGGAAAAGAAGCGGAAGCCATCGAACTGGAACGCCAAGCGATTGCCGCTCGCGAGAAAATCCAGCTTGATCACCCTTGGTCTGTTAACCCAGAGGCGTAACCATGTGGCAAAACAACGCACTCACATGGCCAGCGTCAGCAGGCTCAATCCAGAACACGGTGGAATCAGTCACACAACAAGTCGGCAGCACCATGAGTGCTGCCACTGGCCGACTAACCAACCTGCAAAGTGACGCCAATTTAGGGCGTCACCCTTTAAGCGCTGCAGCAGAGGCGTTACTCAACCTGCGCGGTGAGTTAAACACATTTCTCAATCAAGGCACTGTGCTCAGTGCAACGCCCTATCAGTTCCAAGTGGGGGAGAGGTTAGAGTCCGGCCGTTACCTAAGCCCAGCCAACGCCACCAAAACACTCGCTGCTAAACTGCGTGACCTTTCGGATACCCATAGGCCAAAAGGTCAGTTGTATGCTGTGGCAATCATGGTCAGCACACAAAGCCTTGGCGAGTTTGTCAGTACCTTGTCGGCAGTCACTCGCGTATTTCCGCTACCGGATTGGTGCCAGTGTTACCGCCAAGCCGAAGCCATGAGCAAACAAGAGGCTGAAAAGCTGCACCAGCCTGCGGGTATCATTCAGCCACGCTTTAAACCTTATGCGCATTTAAATGCCAACCCGTTAAATGACTACTTCGCCGCACAAGGGGCGCAAATCGCCACACTTGAATCACTGGCCAGCGATTCAAGTCATGTGATAGGCAAGTTGTCAGCGTTAGCACAAAAGCGCGCTAATCAGTTGAGTGAAATCACCGCAACTATCAACGCGCTTAAATCACTGAGCGGCAGCGTGTACAGCATAAAACTCAGCGGAACGCCGGAGAGCATCGCCACCCAATTGGAACAAGCCGCCGCGCCAAGCACCTGCCCGCACACCATCGCCAGTGTGCTAATCAGCAGCCAACAGCAGCCATTTTTTGAGGAGTTATTATGTTCGCACTAGATGGACAGACGTTTAACATCAAAAACCTATTGGTGAACTTCTCGCGTGAGTTTAAAGATCAGGATATGAGCGGCATGGCATCGTTAACCGCGACATCCGAGCAAGGCGACAAAGCCGCAGAGCTCGAAATCTCCGGCCTCATCGCATTTAAAGACCTTGCTCAATTGGCACTGCTGGAAAGCATGAGCAGCGCTAAAGATGAAAGCGGTGATCGCAAGGTTTATCGAGTCGCTAACGATGTGGCCAACGCATTAAAAATTAAAAATGCCAAATTCACAGGCCACTTTTCCGCCGTACAGCAAGAAAACAAGATGGCGTGGCAGGTGTCATTTAAGCTCAAAGAGCACAACAGTGTAGCCGAGCAGAAAGAGCAGCGCGGGCGAGCTAAGAACAAGCCGCAACAAAGAGAAAACACGGCACTGCAACAAGCACTGCAGCAAAATGCGGAGGCGACCAAGTGAAACTGACCAAGCGCATTTTCATCAGCAACGAAGAATATGAGCTGGCGGATAACAAAGTCAGCTTAAAATTATCGCTAGGTGGCAAAGCCATTTTCATTGTGACGACGACAACACCGCCGGAGCGGTTCGCTTTAGTGCGCTTTGATATTGGCTATGAACAGAAAACCGCCCCATTTTTTGAGGGATTCATTGATAAAGTCGAGCCAGCCAGTAATGGTACATTTCGGCTTATTGTGAAAGAGCTATCGGGGATACTTTCCAACCCATTGCCGATCAGTATCGAGCACCCAACAATGGCGGATATTTTCGCCATCATCACCAAAAAAACAGGGCTGGAATTTCGCTTGCCGGAGGCGGATTACACCAAGAAGGTGATCCCAAACTTTGTTAATCAGGGGGATGGTTATCAGTGCTTGGATAAAATCGGTAAAGCCTTTCAAGTGCCTGATTTCGTCTGGTACCAAGATACCGACCAAGTGATTTACTTTGGCGCATACGAGCACAGCCATTTTTACAACAAGCCGATGAGCATTCCGCACGAATTCACCTCAAAGCAAAGCAGTAACAGCGTAACGTTCGCCACATTCCCAATGCTCAGACCGGGGCGAATAGCCTTTGATAAACGCATTACTAAACTTGAGCTGTTCGGCGATGAAATGACAGCCTTCTGGACGGATGACGCGAAGCCAGCCAAGAAACGTGAACTGGATGACATGCTGCCCGAAGTCGCCGCAGGTTATCACTTGCCCATTTTCGGCAGAGTAGAGGCTGTGCGCGATAGTGCGACCGCAGGCCAAGTCGCTGACCCATTCCGCCCACGCTTCGCCATTGATGTACAGGTACTCAATGAAGACATGCAGCCAGATGAAAACATCCCAGTCTACCGCTCGATACCACTGCCGGTTCATATGAGCGGCCATGAATCGGGATTGCTGGCTTATCCGCTCGAAGGCACGATAGTAGAAATCGCCTTCGCTTACGGTCGCAGTGATCTGCCGCTTATCCGTGGCATTTATGGCCGAGATTATGCGCTACCCACCATCGCGCCAGGTGAGCAACTGCAGCAGCAACGCGAAGAAGTAAGCCGCCGCATTGATGCCGCTGGTAACATTACAGACCAAACCGATCAGACTTTTACCAGCAAAGCATTCAAGCAAGCCGAGCAAGCACACAAATACACAGGTGAGTTTGGGCGACACCAGTTACTGATCGATGAACATAGCTTAGAGAACATCATAGGCAAAAAGCTCATCGAGGCGTTAGGCGCAATCGAACTACTGGCAGGTGACAACATAGAACTGGGCAGTTTAGGCAATATGCACGTAGCCACAGCCGGAGAACTGATTGAGGTGATCGGTAAAGTGCGCCGCAGTATCGCCGCTGAACATCAGTGGTTGCAGTCACCCAAAACATGGATTGGTTCGAAGCAGGAGAACGTACTCGTTCTGGTGTCAGAACTGATGCAAGTTGTAAAAGAATTAGCCGACACACTCGCAACCCATACCCACGGCGGCGTGATGGCGGGACCTGCAGCCACCGCAGCACCAAACCAAGCGAGTGACATAAGCGATCACGGCACAGACAGTGCCCAGCTAAAAGCCCGGCTAGACCCGATAACAAAGCAGTAGCCAACCAAACGCACCACAACGCAGCCTAACCGCTGCGTTTCTTTTTGCCTGCAACGCATCACTTCGCAGCACAACACACCACCCAAGCCACACCAAAGCGCATACAGCCACGTAATCGACCCTTTGACCCACGGAATCCGCGCTCCTCTACACCCGCCCGCGCGGTTTTTGGATCACTTTTTTCGAAATTTTGGTTTAGCGAAAAACGCCACACACCATCGAAACGGCAATAAACCGCAAAACCTTATGCAGCAAGGGGGCTGGACGATACCGCAAGCCGTCGAAAGTGCCTTAAAATCGCCTTTTTAAAATTTCGAAAATTGAAATTATTTTCAGTTAATTGCAAAACTGACGATCAGAAATGATCATGTGATTTTTATTAAGTGATTGAAATATATGAAGCGTTGACGGATTCTGTCACGGTTTTAATGATCATGTGCCAGAAAATGACGATCAGTTGATGGGCTAGCAAAGCCAAGCACAGCAAGGGATAGAGAGGATTTGACAGCAAAAACAGTTTTTCAAAAAATATCAGTGGCGAGAAGCAAACAGGCCAACAAAAAAGTGGCGGCATAAAAGCCACGAAAACAGGGTTTATTTTGGTTTCTGTCGCCACATTGTCGCCATTGTGATGATTATTTAAATGTAAGCTATTGTTTTGAAAGTGTATAAGAATACAGATATGAAAAGGGGCTTTTCTTTTTTCTGCGTTTTACCCCCACCTTTATCTTTCCTACTTTTTCCTATCATCCGCTGAAGAACGGTTCTCGAAGCGTGAGTGGATGCCCCCGGCCATTGTGGATAAAACTTGAGCCTATCAGCCTGATATTTATGTGATTTGTGTTATATCTCTCAAGATGCATAGATTTCAGAGGGTTTAGGGCAAAAAAACATCTTTTTGCTAAAGGATTTATTCAACGAGTCGCTAATAGAGGTAACTTTGAGAGAACTGCTTGGTTTTCCGAGACGTCGGAGACCGTTTGGGAGTTCCGCTACGTCGGAAAATCAATAGGAGATACCACTATGGCGGTGAATGTAAACACCAACGTGTCAGCAATGACAGCACAACGGTACTTGACGAGTGCAACCAATGCACAACAATCGTCAATGGAACGTCTATCTTCAGGATACAAAATTAACAGCGCAAAAGACGATGCGGCCGGTCTGCAGATCTCTAACCGCTTGAACGTGCAAAGCCGAGGTTTAGGTGTCGCCGTTCGTAACGCCAACGATGGTATTTCGATGGCGCAAACCGCGGAAGGGGCAATGAAAGAGACCACCAACATCTTACAACGTATGCGTGATCTCTCCTTGCAATCAGCAAACGGTTCGAACTCAAAAGCTGACCGTGTTGCGATTCAAGAAGAAATTACCGCGTTGAATGATGAGCTTAATCGTGTGGCCGAAACCACCTCTTTCGGAGGTAACAAGCTGCTCAACGGTACATTCGCAACCAAATCATTCCAGATTGGTGCGGATAACGGTGAAGCGGTAATGCTTAACATCAAAGATATGCGCAGCGATAACGCTTTGATGGGAGGTAAAACCTATCAAGCGGCTAACGGTAAAGACAAAAACTGGGGCGTGGAAGCGGGTAAAACCGATCTGACCATCACTCTGAAAGACAAACGCGAAGGCGATGTCACCATTTCGATCAATGCGAAAGAAGGGGATGATATCGAAGAGCTGGCCACTTACATCAACGGTCAAACCGACATGATCAAAGCATCGGTGGATGAAGAAGGTAAGTTACAGCTATTCACTGATAACAACCGAATCGATGGTGCTGCGACCTTTGGTGGCGCACTTGCCGGTGAGTTAGGTATCGGTGCTGCGCAAGACGTGACGGTTGATACTCTGGATGTCACTACGGTTGGTGGTGCACAAGAGAGTGTGGCGATTGTCGATGCTGCCTTGAAATATGTGGATAGCCATCGTGCTGAACTCGGTGCATTCCAAAACCGATTCAACCACGCTATCAACAACTTAGATAACATTAACGAAAACGTGAATGCGTCTAAGAGCCGGATCAAAGATACAGACTTTGCCAAAGAAACGACTGCACTGACCAAAGCGCAGATCCTTTCTCAAGCATCAAGTTCTGTTCTCGCACAAGCCAAGCAGGCACCCAACTCAGCACTGGCTCTTCTAGGCTAG